ATCGTACGAGCCGTTCCACGGTTCACGGCAGCAGTTGTTGTCGCTGTGCGGTCGCGGGTTGGCCAGTTGTCCAAGGCTGTACCCGGGAATCTACTCATCGTCGAGCGTGAAGCCCTCCGCCTCATGCGCAAGTATAACGTGCGCGAGGTCGATTGCGTCGCCCACATGCCGCGTATCATAGGTGCGTACTTCAACTGTGACATCCACTACATAGTGGAAACAGCTGAATCACGTATGTCGCGGTTCCATAGGTGGTTGAAGGGGGTTCCTGACCCCCCAGCCACCTTTGCGCCCCTCGCGTAGGGGCGCCCAGTTCGGTTTGTCGGACATGACACCGAGCCAGTATCGCATGATCTGTCTCGCTGTCGTGGGGTGCTCCGTGTCAAACCGAACGGGCAGTACGCCAAGCCACGCACCTTTGTTGTAGTGCGTGACATTGGACCATCACACACGCTCGGTGTGTATAACAACAACATACGTACAGTAGAACGGGCCTTTCAAGAGCGATACTTCCTCTGCAAGGTTGGAGAGGGGTTTGAGCCCGCCCTAGCTGTGCGCCCTCGAACTTACGTTCGGAACGATGATCTTCAACGTTTCAAGCACATAGTAGTCAAGTCATGCCGGAATGCCCCGGTAGTGTCCCTCCCCCGTGTGGTGGAGGCATACACCGGGCCAAAGCGACGCATCTATCAGGCTGCCATGGAATCGCTTGGACGGGATCCGTTAGTAGTTAAGGACAGCTACCTAACGTCGTTCGTCAAGTTCGAGAAACAGGACCTGGGCAAAGCACCCAGAGTCATTAATCCCCGTAGCCCCCGCTACAACCTCGTGTTGGGTAAATACCTCAAGTTTCTCGAGAAACGTGTCTACAAAGGCATCAATCGAGCTTTTGGTGCACACACCGCACACACAGTAATTAAGGGTCTCAATGTTGAAGAGTCCGGGAAAGTCGTCATGGCTAAGTGGCGCAGGTTTGGTAAACCCGTAGGTGTTGGACTTGATGCACAAAAGTTCGACATGCACACCTCCGTTCCCGCTCTGAAATATGAACACTCTGTTTACACCAGTATCTTCCACCAGCATGAGGAATTGAAAAAGATTCTGCGCTGGCAACTCTCTAACAAGGGTGTTGCGTACTGTGATGATGGAAGAGTGAAGTTTAAAATGGAAGGAACCCGCTCTAGTGGGGACCTGAACACTTCGCTCGGTAATTGCATCATCATGTGTGGATTGGTATATGCGTATGCCGCGCATAAAGGTGTTGACATAGAGCTCCTTAATAATGGAGACGACTGTGTGGTGATACTTGAGGAG